GTGCTGCCGTCCGCCACATTCGCGCAGGACGCATCTCCCGTTGCGCCGCAGGCAACATTGCTTGCCCCCGCCACGCCCGACGTGCTCCGCGCCGGCACGGAAATTCCTCTTACGATGCGAGAGGAGCTGACTACGAAAGGCAAGCATTTGCGTGTGGGCCAGCGGTTTCAGATGGCGGTCGCTTCCGACGTGATGGTGAATGGCGTTGTGGTCATTCCAGCCGGCACCCCCGCCACGGGCGAAATTACCGAAGTCCGCAATAAGGGCATGTGGGGCAAATCGGGGTACATTGGCGCCCAGGTCACATCGTTGCGGCTGGGCGATCGCCATGTGCGCATGACCGGCACGTTCGACGACAAGGGCGTGACCGGCACTGGTGGTGTCGTGGCAGCTATAGCTTTTGTGCCTATTGCCGGCTTCTTCACGACCGGCACTAGCGCAGTTATCCCGCTCGGTGGCGGTGTGACGGGCTTCCTCAACGAGGACATTACCTTCGTGCCGCCTGCAGCCGCGCAACCCATCGCAGCGGTTGCTGCGCCGCCCGCGCCGGCGCCCGCGCCCGCGCCTGCGCCTGCGCCCGCAGATGACGGATCCGCACCGGCTATCGTCAATTACTAGTCGCCCCAGCCCGGCATCGCTAAGTGGGCCGCGTTTAATGGCTGCACATCATTGCTCGCACGTGGCCACGCAATAGGCCAGAAATGGGCTTCCACAATTGCGTCCGCGCCACATGGCCGGGCGCAATTTGCGTTTCAGGTCCCGCTCTGGCTGGGTTGTCCCGGCACTTGTGCTGCTCCAGTCATTGAGCCCAGTTTTTCCGCCGCGTTCACCGCTGCCGCCGATCGATCTGGACTTTCTCGATGAGAATGGACGATTGAAGCAATGGTTGAACATAGCGGCAATCATTCGCGAACGGTTTTTTGCCGAGGAGGGGGATCAACCATGCGCCTAGATGTCATTGCGGCACTGCTTGTTGCAGTCTGCAAACGGCGCGTGGAGCGGATTAATCCGCTGCTTTCCGGACCAAAGCAGACGTCAATAGCCTCAAAAAGCAACTCCCTACACCCATGCACGCACAGTTCTCCTAAGCATCCTGTCCAGAAATCTGGCTCCACCTCAGATCCCATAACGGGACGTTCGAGGAATCATCCGCAGCCCTAGTGGAAAGTCCTCACAACATACGCTAGCATGTTACCTATGAGCGACGAGCAGAGCCCATTGAGCATCATTTATGATGGCGAATGCCCATTTTGCACTCGCTTTGTTGAACTCTATCGAATCCGGAAAAATGTCGGACGAGTTGATTTAATCAATGTCCGCGAGCGTGACGACCTACTGCAGTCTTTTGCGCAGGCTGGAATCGATATCGATAATGGAATGGTCGTTAAGTGGAATAATCGGGATTATTATGGATCGGATGCGGTCAACCTTCTCGCACTTCTCGGAAGTGAAAAGGGCATATTTTCGAAGATCAATAATTTACTTTTTAGAAATCCCAAGCGGGCGAAAAGATTATATCCCGTCCTCGTCGTAGGGAGGAAAATATTTCTTAAAATATCAGGGCGCAAGCTCATCGGGGAAAGCTGACTCTAGGGGTGAGGGAATGAATCAAGGGGGGGTGGAGCTTTCCGTGCCAGACGGCCGGATAAGCCGGATTAGAGTATTTCTATCAGATCGCATCTACATGCGCACCATAGTAGCAAGCGCGATTCTAATATCCGTTTTGCTCTACGCTATTCATATTGAAACGCGTGCGCGGTATATAAACATTGACATTTGGTTGGCTGGCGTCGTTTTCCTCGCCTTATCGATGGTAAAATTGCGGACGAGGTCCGAGTTTTTACTATCTACGCGACTTATGCAACTGGTCGGATATTGCTCCACGGCATATCTAGTTCTTAGATATCCTCTGCTGCCAGTTGCTCCGGATAACCCGGCTGCCCAAAGCGCTTATTCTCAACTAATGATCGTTTGGGCCTCGGCGGCAATAGCCGGGGTCGCGGCCTTTCGTTATCCAAGTTTGGCAGTACTGCCGGCCGGTGCCATCCGATGGATTGATTTGACTGCAGAGAGGGTGACGGGCCTACCATATCATGGAGGTTTGGACACGACGCCATTAACTGCAATTGCGCTCTTTCTGGGAACCGGCTTGTGGATATGGAGTGCTTTTAGATTTTTGCGGCCCAGACTTCCAATGGTGCTCGAATTTGATGAAGTTTTAGCCGAAAGGTGGTATTCAAAAACGTTACTTACTTTCGCGATATGCATTCATCTATCTAATTATTTCTGGGCTTTCATTGAAAAAATGGCTCTAGACGGGCCGATTTTATCGTGGTTGACTTGGAATAATTCTGTCTGGATTAGCGCAGTTGCTTTTGACGAGGGGCATTTAACATTCGACGGTTATAACTTTGCTGTAATACCCCTTATGTACGTTCTTAAGAATGGATATATAGCAAACAACTTGTTTGTCTTACTGGCGCAGGCAACGGCAATTATAGGGATTATGCTGCCGCGCCGCGGGCTTTTTATTCTTCTAATTGCTTTTGACATTATGCATTTTGCTATCTTTATAGCGGCTGGCGCGAACTTTTGGACTTGGATTGCTTTAAATATTTGTATTGCGTCAATAGTTGTTCATAAAGAATATAAATCTCCCGCTTGGCCAATAGCGTTGGCAAGCATTCTATTCATTTACTATGAACCTGGCGCACGGCTTGGTTGGTATGACTCCGGCGCGAATAACACTGTGAGCTATGAAGCAGAGGATGAAAACGGAACGCGGTATTATTTATCGACCAATTTTTTTGGGTTTTATTCTTATCCAATTGCGCATATCGCTTACGGCTTGCCAGACGCGCAAAATGCATTTGCAGTTGGCGTAAACGGCGGAACCAAAGATTATAGCGTCGCGAAGTCCGCTCGCGAATGCGACATTAATGGATTAAAAAACAAGGGGCACATCCCCGATGTTGACCCGCGCTTAGACACTTTTATCAGAAATTATTTTGCTATGATTAGGGGTATAGAGCATCCTATCCCCTATAATTTCTACCCTCATCATTTCTATGTCAAACCGAGCAGAGGGGCAGCATTTGATAGTATCGACCCTGCCAATGTCGTTGCCGTAGTGATGAAGCGCGAGAGCGTCTGTGTCGGCCTACAAGGCTATATGCCTGTACGTCGTGTCATTGCCAGCGCAGAGCATCGCATTCCGCTTCGCCAATGAGTGGGGTTCAGATTGCGACCTTTGGGCCGCCAGAAATCATGTCGCAATCTGGGTCGCGAGCAGAAATTCAAACTGAGACATTACCTAAGCCTTGCAAGTGGCCACGAAATCGGTCAATAATGCCAGCGGAATAATTGCGTCCGCGCCACATGGCCGGGCGCAATTTTCGTTTCAAGCCTACGCCCCACCCCAGCATCACGCCTGCATAGCGCCCCGCGCTAAGTCTTCCCCTCGGAGATCATCATGCCCGACCTTGAGCAGGCCGTAACAGCTGCGCGAGCCGATCTGGATGCGGCGTTCGCTGAGCTGGAAGTGAAGCGCCAGGCGCATGTCGAAGCCAACGCCGCGGGCTGGGTTGCGCATAATGCCTGGCAGGCGCAGAAGGCTGTCGTGGATGCGGCGCAGACCCGGCTGGGTGAGGCGCAGGACGCCCTGACGCAGGCCCGACTGGTCGAGCGGCAGGATGCCGAAACAGCGGCCGAGTAGCAAAAGCGATCGGCTTCGCGGGCGGGCTGGCGTTGCACAACGCAGACGCCGGCTCGCTGCCGAGCCGCTGTGCCGCGATTGCAAAGCTAGAGGCATCATCAGCGCTGCCACCGTGCCCGACCATATCAAGCCGCTGGCCCTCGGCGGCACGGACGATGACGACAACATCCGCTGCCTGTGCGGTCCCTGTCATGAGATCAAGACCGCCGAGCAGTTCGGGCATCGGCAGAGAGTCGAGATCGGACGGGACGGCTGGCCGGTCATATGAGCCTCGAACATCGTTCGCATTGCAACGAAATGACCGGGGGGGGTGGCTGAAAGTCGAAGGTCGATCAGCCGGACACCGACACCCACCTCGAATTTCATCGCTAATACAGGATTTGATCCATGAACCGCCGCCAGCGTGTTGACAGCGCGGCCGGCGCCGTCGCTGTGATGGCGAAGGCGACGCGCGACCTGTCCCCGCCCAAGCACATCAAACTCCGCCGGGGTGACAAACCCTTCTGGGACGCCGTCATCGCCGAGCGCGCAAAGTCGGAGTGGACCGACGCCGACCTGGCGGTTGCCGCGAACCTCGCGCGCGCCATGGCAGACGCAGAGAAGGTCGCCGCATTCTCGGTAGACCGGGGCGGCAACGTCAAGGTGGCCGTGATGATGCAGACGATTGAGCTGAGCGACAAGCTCGCCCGGCGCATCGTGACACTGCGCCGCGCCATCGGCCTCGATAACCGCGCCAAGAATGGCGAGCAGCGGGACGTGAACAAGCGCCGCGCCGCGGCGATGGGTATCGAGGAAGCGAACCCGTTGGCGGATGATCTGATCGCGAGGCCGACAGTCCAGTGACGCGCGGCGAGCGGGTGATTGCGTTCATCCATGCCTATTGCCGGGTGCCCGAGGGAAAGCTGGTCGGCCAGCCGATGCGGCTGGACGAGTTCCAGCAGCGGTTCATTCTGGAGATCTACGACAACCCGGCGGGAACGCGGCGCGGCATCCTCTCGATCGCCCGCAAGAACGGAAAGTCGGGCCTCATCGCCGCGATCGTGCTGGCGCATATCGTTGGGCCGGAAGCACGGCGGAACGCCCAGATCGTGAGCGGCGCCCGGTCGCGCGATCAAGCGGCGCTGGTGTTCAACCTCGCTTGGAAGATGGTCACGCTCAACGCTGATCTGGCAAAGCTGGTGCGGGTGGTGCCGTCCGGCAAGCGACTGCTCGGTCTGGTGATGAACACCGAATACCGGGCGCTGGCGGCGGAGGGAAAGACTGCACACGGCCTCTCGCCGGTTGTCATCATCCTGGACGAGCTGGGGCAGGTTCGGGGTCCGCAAGACCCCTTCGTCGAGGCGCTGGAGACCGCGCAGGGTGCCTATGACGACGGCCTGCAACTGGTGATTTCGACGCAGGCGCCGACCGATGCAGACATGCTCTCGATATGGATCGACGACGCGGTGCGCAGCGACGATCCGCACACCGTCTGCCACGTCTATGCGGCCGATGAGGACGCAGAACTGGCCGATCCGGAGCAGATGGCCAAGGCCAACCCGGCGCTGGGCACGTTCCGATCGCGCGTCGAGCTGGAGCAGGCGGCAGCAAAGGCGCTGCGCATGCCGTCCTTCGAGAACAGCTTTCGGAACCTCTACCTCAACCAGCGCGTGAACATGGTCGCGGCGTTCGTCTCGCCGGCAGTCTGGAAACAGGGCAACGCGCCGGCGCAGGACGAGGTGTTTCTGGCCGGCCCGGTCTATGGCGGCCTCGATCTTTCGGCCACGACCGACTTGACCGCCTTCGTGCTGACCGCGCGCGATCCGGACGGGGTGCTGCATATCCGGCCCTATTTCTGGATACCGCAGGACAGTGTGCTTGAGGCGGCGAAGCGGGATCGTGCGCCTTATGATGCCTGGGTCCGCGACGGACTGCTGCGCACCACGCCGGGCCGCGTGATCGATTATGCGTTCGTCGCGCGGGACATCGGCGCGCTGGTCGCGGACCTGCCGGTAGCGAAGATCGGTTTCGACCGCTGGCGCATGGACCGGATGCAGGGCGCGCTGACCGCCGCTGGCGTGGTGCTGCCGCTGGAACCGTTCGGACAGGGCTATGTGAGCATGTCGCCCGCGCTCGATGCGCTGGAGGCCGACCTGCTTAAGGCGAGCGTGCGGCATGGCGGGCATCCGGTGCTGACAATGTGCGCCGCAAACGCGGTGGCGATCCCGGATCCGGCGGGAAATCGGAAGCTGGACAAGTCGAAAGCGACGGGCCGCATCGACGGCATGGTTGCGCTGGCGATGGCGGAAGGGGTTGAGGCGATGAGCCAGGAAGCCCCGAAAGAATATCAGATCATGGTGTTTTAGGGAGGCCGGGATGCAGAACCGGGCATATTCGTTCATCACGATCAAGGCGGTCGATGAGGGCGAGCGGATCATCGAAGGCATCGCCTCGACGCCGACGCCCGACCGTGCTGGCGACATCGTCGACCCGATGGGCGCGAAGTTCACGCTGCCGATCCCGCTGTTGTGGCAGCACCAGCATGACAAGCCGATTGGCCATGTGATCGAGGCCACGCCAAGCCCGAAGGGCATCGCCTTCAAGGCCCAACTCGCCAGCAGCGATGAACCCGGCACCCTCAAGGAGCTGCTGGACTTCGCATGGCAGAGCATCCGGATGAAGCTGGTCGGCGCGGTTTCGATCGGCTTCAAGCCCATCGAATATGCATGGATGGACCAGGGCGGCATCCACTTCCAGGAGTGGGACTGGTTCGAGCTGAGCGCGGTGACCATCCCGGCGCAGCCCGAGGCCGTCATCAGTTCGGCCAAGTCCATCGACGCGATCCGCACGCTCGACGCAGGCCTGCGCAAGGCCGCCGGCGTGGCGGACCCCGAGATTCCGCAGCCCGACAAGCCTGCCGCGATCGGCAAGGGGCGCGTCGTCAAGCTCGGCGAACCCGCCCGCGTTCGGGCGAAACCCTTCGTCATCCGCGACATCAAGCGGACCTGAGCCGGGACAGTCCGGTCTCGCCATCTTAAGAAAGGATCGTGCAATGCCGACCATTGCCGAGCAGATCGCCGCATTCGAGACCAAGCGCGCCGCGCTGGTGAGTGCGAACGAGGCCATCATGAACAAGGCGGCCGATGACGGCGCCACGCTCGATGCCGAGCAGGAAGAGGCGTTCGACGGCAACCAGGCCGATATCGACGCGATCGACAAGCATCTTGTCCGCCTGCGCCAGGCCGAGAAGACGCTGGCGGCCAAGGCCGCTCCGGCCAAGGGCCAGACTTCGGCCGAGGGCAATGCCTCGCGTTCGCCGCAGATCATCATCAAGGGCGATCAGGATGAAGCGTTCGAGGGGCAGAATTATACCCGCCTCGTGATCGCCAAGACGCTGGCCCGTCTCGATGGTGTGTCCGCCGATGGCATCGCCTCGCGGCGCTGGGGCAAGTCTTGCCCGCAGTTCGTGCAGGTCGTGCGCGCGGCGGTGGCCGGCGGCGGCACGGACAGCGGCGAATGGGGCGCGGAGCTGGTCCATATCGACCGCTACACGGGCGACTTCATCGACTTCCTCTACAGCCGGACGGTGTTCGACAAGCTCCCGCTTCGCGAGGTGCCGGCGAACATCAATATTGCCGGCCAGGACGGCGCGGCGACCGGCTATTGGGTCGGGCAGTCGAAGTCGATCCCGCTGAGCAAGGCGGATTTCATGGACGTCAATCTGACGCCCCTGAAGGTCGCCGCGCTGGCGGTGGTGTCGAAGGAGTTGCTGCGCGATTCCTCGCCGGCTGCCGAACGCCTCGTCCGCGACGCGCTGGTCAACGCTTCGGCGCAGCGGGTCGATCAGACCTTCCTCGGCACCGCTGCGGCGGTCTCGGGCGTGTCGCCTGCGGGCATTCTCAACGGGGTGACTGCCGGCACCAGTGCCGGCTCCGATATTGAGGGTGTCATCGCGGACGTGAAGGCGCTCTATGCGTCGTTCATCTCGGCGAACAATGCCGACGACCTCCAGTTCGTCACCACGCAGTCGCTGTCGAAGGCGCTGGGCCTGATCCAGAATGCGCTGGGCAACTTCGCCTTTCCCGGCCTTTCGGCGAACGGCGGCACGCTGCTCGGTGATCCGCTGGCGGCGGGCGGCAATGTCGGTGCCGGCGATCTCATCCTGCTCAAGCCGTCCGATATCTACAAGATCGGCGACCGGGGCGTGGAGGTCTCGCTCTCGACCGAGGCGGCGATCCAGATGGACAATGCGCCGAACGGCGACACCGACACGCCGACCGCGAACACGAGCGTTGTGTCGATGTTCCAGACAGACAGCGTCGCGATCAAGGTGGTGCGCCCGCTCAACTTCGCGAAGCGCCGCGCCTCGGCCGTCGCCTATATCGGCGATGCCGATTATGGCGCCCTGCCCGAGGTGGAAGACCTGGGCTGATCAGGTCGATCAATCATGACGGGCGGGGCTTTGGTCCCGCCCTCTTTTCGGAGGTGCGACGATGCTCAAGGCTCTCAAGCCCATGACTTATGCGACGCGGCGCCTGAAAGCCGGCGACCTGTTCCATGCGCGCACCAGTGCCGATGAGCGCGTGCTGATCGCCCTGAAGCGAGCGCGGCGGGCCGCTCGTCCGGCGACCGAGCCGGAGGAGGAGGACGAAGCGACGCAGGATGATGGCGCCGGCGACATTCAGCAGTTGCGCGCGGCCTATCGGGCAAAGACGGGCAAGCGCCCCTATCATGGCTGGGATGCAGCCGCGCTCACGGTCAAGATCTCCGAAGCGGATGCCGACGACTGATGCGTATTTTCGGCCTCTCGATCACACGGGCGCAGCGCAAGGCGCTCTCGCCGCCCGATGATCGCGGCCTGTGGCACACCATCATCGGGGAGAGCTACCCCGGCGCCTGGCAGCAGGACGTGAAGGTCAACCGCGATCATGTGCTGGGCTATCCGGCAGTTTTCGCCTGCCAGACGCTGATCGCCTCGGATATCGCCAAGCTGGGTATCAAGCTGATGCGGCGTGCCAAGGATGGGCTTTGGCTCGAAACATCCAGCCCGGCCTATTCGCCGGTGCTGCGCAAGCCCAACCATTATCAGAACCGCATCCAGTTCATCGAATCCTGGCTGCTCTCCAAGCTCCAGCGCGGCAACACCTATGTTCTGAAGCGCCGTGACGCGCGCGGCGTGGTGACAGCCCTCTATGTGCTGCCGCCGGATCTGGTCACGCCGCTGATCGCCGAGAGCGGCGACGTTTTCTATCACGTCAACGCCGATCATCTTTCCAGCGTGCATGAGATGGTCACCATTCCGGCGCGCGAGATCATCCATGACCGCTATAATTGCTTCTTCCATCCGCTGGTCGGTCTCTCGCCTATCTTTGCGAACGGCATCGCCGCGACGCAGGGCCGCGCTATTCAGCAGGCCAGCACGAAGCTGTTCCAGAACGGCGCGCGGCCCGGCGGCATCCTGACGGCCCCCGGCGCGATCAGCGATGATACCGCGAAGCGGCTGAAGGATTATTGGGACAATAATTTCACCGGCGCGAACGCCGGCAAGGTCGCCGTGCTGGGCGACAATCTCAAATATGAATCCATAGCCATGAAGTCGGTCGACGCGCAGCTCGTCGAGCAACTCAAATGGTCCGCCGAGGTCATCTGCTCGACCTATCACGTGCCGGCCTACAAGATCGGCGCGGGGCAGATGCCAACGGTCAATAATGTGCAGAGCCTCAACGTCGAATATTACAGCCAGTGCCTTCAGTCCTACATGGAAGCGATCGAGCTGTGTCTGGACGAGGGGCTGGGCATGGGCGAGAAGATCGGCACCGAGTTCGATCTCGATGGCCTGCTGCGCATGGACAGCGTGGCGCAGATCGATGTCCTCGAAAAGTCCAAGGGCAAAATGACGGTCAACGAGCAGCGGCGGAAGCTCGGCCTGCCTCCCGTTGAGGGCGGCGATACGGTCTATCTCCAGGAGCAGGACCATAGCCTGGAATGGCTGGCGCGACGCGACGCGCAGCCGATCGAGCCGCCTGCGGCGGTGATGCAGGAGCTGCCTCAGGCGGCTGAGCCGGACCCCCAGGCAAGCCCCGCCAAGACGGCGGACATCATCGATCTATGGGCGGTGCGCCGCCGCGCGAAAGGACGACTGGATGATCGACTCCGACGCGCTGGGTGATCTGATCGCGGAGCTGGTCGGCGAGCATGTCGAACGCGCTCTTGCGCCGATGACCGAGGCCAATGCCGAACTGGCGCGGCAGAATGCAGCGCTCGCCGCGCAGGTGAAATCGCTGGAAGAGCAGCTCGCCGCCAGCGCCGCGATGCCGGCGGAGCCGGACATGGGATTTGTTCGCGATGCAGCGGTCAGCGCAGCGCGCGAAGTGTTGGCCGAGATCGGCGATGCGGAGCCGATCGCGCCCGACATGGACGCGATCGGAAAGGATATCGACGCCCGCATCGTTGCGGCGCTTGGCGCCTTGCCGCCGGTCGAGCCGGTTGCGCTCGACATGGAGGTCATTCGCGGCATGCTCGCCGACATCGTCGCCGCGATCCCGCCGGCCAAGGACGGTTTGCCCGGCACGGGCGTGGCGGGCGCCGTGAAGCGCGCGGACGGCCATCTGATCCTGACCCTCTCCAATGGCGAGATGGTCGATATCGGGCGAGTGGATGGCCGCGACGGCAAGAATGGCGAGACGTTCACGCTCGATGATTTCGATATCGAGCCCATCGACGAGCGGACGATCAAGCTCTGCTTCGAGAAGGGCGGCGAGCGGCACAGCTTCGAGCTGGCCTTCCCGGTGCCGGTGTATCGCGGTGTCTGGCGGGAAGGCGCCACCTATGCACGTGGCGACATGGTGACATGGGCCGGAAGCTGCTGGCACTGCGATGCAGAGACGGACGGCAAGCCCGGTGATGCCGCGGACCATTGGACACTGGCGGTCAAGGCTGGCCGCCCCGGCCGCGACAAGAACTGACGGAGGCACAATAGATGGCTGACAATGTGACCACGCCGGTTCCGGCGGGGACAGCGCTCGCGACCAAGGATGTGGCCGGCGTTCAGTATCCCAGGACCTTGATCGCCGATGAGGCTGGATCAGATGCGGTCGGCGCCGTGAGTGCCGCCCCCGCCGCGAATACGATCCTCGGACGGCTCAAAGCCATCGCGGACGCGCTGCTCGGCACCATCGGCGTCAGCGTATCTTCGCTGCCGCTGCCGGCGGGCGCTGCGACCAGCGCAAAGCAGGACGCCATCGTCGCCGCGATTGGCGGCGCCAGCTATTATCCGGTGACGCAGCCTGTCAGCGGCACATTCTGGCAAACCACCCAGCCGGTGAGCCTCGAGGCCGTTCCACTGCCCAGCGGCGCCGCCACCGAGGCGACGCTCGGGGCGATCTCTGGCAAGTTCCCCGTCTCGCTCGGCAGCAAGGCGGCGGCCGCCAGCTTCTCCATCACGCCGGCAAGCGACGCGACTTTCGCCATCTCGGCCGGTTCGTTGCCCTTGCCGACTGGCGCGGCCACGGCCGCCAAACAGGATGCCGCGACCGCCGCCATCGAGGCGACATCGCTTGCGGGGCTGGTGCCGTTCCCGATCACGCCGGGCAGTTCGGCGCTCGCGCGGCCCATCGTCATGCTCTCGATCGCGACCGGCGGCGATGTAGTGTTCACACCGGTTGGCGGGGGCGGCGACGTGACCGTGACGCTGCCGGCGGGATCGCATCCGCTTCCTGCCACTCATATCAAGTCGGGCACCACCGCCGCAGGGCTGGCGGGCTGGTAGCGATGTTGCTGCCCTTCATTGCCTTCGGCATCGTTCCCGAGAGCGACGAGCCTGCGCCACCGGATGGCGACCTGGGTCTCATCACGCTCGCGGAGGCGAAAACCCACCTGCGCGTGCTCGGCGATGAATTGGACGCCGACATCACGCTCAAGGGCATCGCCGCCAGCGATATCGTGCTCGACTACCTCAAGCGGCCGGCGGACGAGTGGACCGCCGAGACTGCGCCGTTCAAGGTCAAGGCGGCTACCCTGCTCGTGCTCGGCGGACTGTTCGAGAACCGGGAGGGCGGCGAGCCGATCAACGATGCGGTTCGGTCGCTGCTACATCGGCTCAGGGACCCGGCGCTGGCATGAAGATCGCCGATCTCAACCGCAAGATTATGCTCCAGCGCCCGACGCGCGCGGCCAATGCACATGGCGGAGCGGCGACGAGCTGGAGCGATGCAGCGCCCGAATGGGCGCAGATGATCCCGCTGCGCGGCGGGGAGGCCTTGCAGGAGGCGGTGCTGCGCGATGTGCAGATGTGGAAGGTGACGATCCGGTTCCGGGGCGATGTGACGACGGACTGGCGTATCATGTTCGACGGCGCGCCGCTCAACATTCGCACCTGCGCCGATCCGGATGGACGGCGGGCGTGGCTGGTGATGACGTGCGAGAGTGGGGTGCGGACCTGATGGCGCGGCGTGTGCAGGGTGCTGGACGCATCAAGTCCATCCTGCGGGGGATGCCGAAGGCGTTTCGCGACGAGATGGTCGACGTGTTCAATCGCGGCGGCGCAGCACTTAAATATCTCATGCAGCGCCGCGCGCCATCGCGCACGGGGCGGCTGCGGCAGGGGATCGACTTCAGGGTCTGGCCGCGCAGCCTGACGCTAAAGGTCGGCCTGCTCGGCACGAAGTCGGGTCGATCAGACCTATTCTATGGCCGCATCCAGGACCTTGGCCGCAAGGCGCAGACGGTGCGGGCGCGTCGGGCGAATACGGCGCCCTACGAGATGCGCGTGCGCGGGATGCCGGGAAAGAAGTTCATCACCGGACAGATGCCCGGTCTGAGGCAGGCGATTCGGGAGCGGACGCGCGGGGTGTTTGGTCGCGCATTGCGGCGGATCAGTGGAGGCGACGGTGGCTGACAGCGCGATGGAAGCGGCGGACCTTGCCGCCTATGAGGCGCTGGCCGCTATCGGATGGCCTGTGGCCGGGGTGCATGTGTATCAGCATGCGCCGAAGAACGCGCCATATCCCGTTGTCGTGGTGGGCGACATCGACGGCGCGCAGCCGATCGGTCGCGCGGGCGATCCGGACATGACGATGAATGTGAGCGTCCTCGCGCTGACCATGGGCGAGGAGCGCTGGCCTTGCGCCGCGATCCTCGGCACGTGCGTTGCGGCGCTGGACGGGCAGACGATTGCCGTGCCCGGCTGGGCAGTAAGCTTCGCCTTGGTCGCGGGCTCGGCGGTGCTGGCCGAGGACGGCCTTGGATATACCGGCGCGGCCATGTTCGTCGCGACCGCTCTTTCGGCCTGATCGGCCGCCCTTCTTTTCATCGCCCGCTCGGGCATTTCAACGGAGTAGACGCCATGGCGAAGCTGCTGGGCAATGACTATCGGCTGTGGATCGAAAGCGCCACGGCCGGCACCTACAACGAGATCAAGGGCAATACCGCCCTCAAGGTCAATCGCAGTTCGGAGCTGATCGACACATCGGCGAAGAGCGACTTCCCCTATGGCACGCAGGCTCCGGGGCTCAAGAACATGACGATCGACGCCACGATCTATCCGGACCTGCCCGACACCACGGGCTATGGCCGGCTGGAGAGCCAGTCGAAGATCAGCACGCCCACGAAGTTCCAGATTCGCAAGGGCGGCTCGACCGGGGCAACTGGCGATGCGGTGCTGGAGGGCAGCTTCTATATCGGCAACTTCAACACCGATTATCCGAAGAATGGGCCGACGCAGTGCGATTTCCAGCTCGCGCTGGCCGCCGCGCCGACGACTGACGCGCTGTCCTGATCCATGGCGGAGAAGAGCCCGGCGGGGCCGATCAACGCGGATCGTGGTGAGTTCGCGCTTGTGCTGGAGGGCGAGCGCTTCGGCCTGCGCCCCAGCTACAGCGCACTGGCCGAGGCCGAGGAGGCTACCGGCATGGGGCTGATCTTGCTGGCGCGCGAAGCGCTGGCCGGCAGCCTCACCCGCGACCAGCTCGCGCGCATTGCCACGATCTTCATGCGCGAATGGGGGCGCGCGGCGCAGAATGCCAATGCGGCGGGCGCCAATGCGGACAAGGTGGGCCGCATGATCATGGACAGCCCCGGCGGCATGGCCGAGGCGATGACGATTACCGGCACGCTGCTCTCGCTGGCCGTCACGGGCGGACTGACCTCCGAGGGGGAAGTGAAGCCGGCGGCGACGAACCCGACGACGGCCTAAGCCCTCGTCGCCGGCTGATGGGTATCGCGACCGTCGCGCTGGGCTGGCGGCCGCACGATTTCTGGACATCCACACCGCATGAGTTCTGGGCCGCATGGACGGTCTGGAAGGCGATGAACCGAAGCGAGGAAGACGATGGCTAGCCGCCCCGATGAACTCGTCCTCCGGGTCACCGCGACGCAGGAACTGCTCGAACGGCAGCTGCGCGAGATGGGCCGCAACGTCGATTCGTTCGAGCAGGCTGCGGAGCAGCGTATCGCGCAGCTGGAGCAGCGCTTTTCGGGTATAAACCTGCGCGGCGCCATCGACGCGGTGAAGGATGCCGATCAGGCGTTCAAGTCCAGCTTTTCCAGCATTCAGCGCCAGGCCGAGCAGATTGCGCAGGCAGTCGCATCTTCCGGCACGGTCGATCTGACGCCGCTCATCGAGCAGTCGCGCAATCGCGTCACCATGCTGAACGCGGAGACGACGGCGATGCAGGCGCTCCTGCGCGCCGAAGAGGCGCGGCTCGGACCGATCGAGCGGCTCTCGGTGCAGGAAAAGGCGGCGCTCGCTGCCGGTCGGGCTGCGGTCACGATCTCGCGCGAGAAGGCGGCGGCGGCGCAGGTCGAGGCGCAGCGGCTTGAAGAACTGCAAGCCGAGATCGGCCAGACGGCAATTGCGCAGCAGCGCATGTCGCAGACCTCAGGCGCCTATCGTGCCGGGCTGCAGCAGGCCGGGTTTCAGGTGCAGGATTTCGCGGTGCAGGTCGCGGGCGGCACCAGCGCGATCCGTGCATTCTCACTCCAGGCGCCGCAGCTGTTCGGTGCCCTCCAGCTCATGTCTTCGGGCGCGGACAATGCGTCCGGAAAATTCGCGAGTTTTGCGAAATTCCTCGGCGGCGGATGGGGCGTGGCGATCGGCATCGCTATCCCGCTTATCGGCATGCTGGCAGAGCGGATGCTCGCTTCGGGGGACGCCGCCGACACCGCGACGACCAAGGTCAACGCGCTGGCGCAGGCCCTGGACCGCCTCCGGCGAGCCCAGGGCCAGCTTGATGCTGTGTCGCAGGGCGCGGCGATGGTCGAGGAGAAGCGGCTCGAAGGGCGGCGCGACATTCTGGATCGGCAGATCGCGGCCAAGCAAAAGCAGTTGCGTGATTTCGAGGCGCTGCCGGGAGACATCGGCGTAGCAGGCTCCGCGACACGGAGTGAGCTGGAGGCGCTTCAAGCGCAGCGCGATTCCGCCGCAGGCAATCTGATGGTGATTCAGAAGACATTGCAGGGCTACGAGGCCGCCCAGCGCGCGCGCGCGCGAGCCGAAGCCGAGTCGCGAAAATCGGGCAGCGGCGCGGGGTCTGGATCATCCCGTGGTGATGCGGAGGTCCGACGCATGGCCGCTGCGGCGGCGCGAGAACAGGCGCAAGCCGAACGCGAGGCGGCCGCAGCGCGGCAGGCGCTCATCTCCGCCACCGACGGGCTGATCAGCCGCTACGACCCCGCCCTCGCCAAATCGCGCCAGTTCGTCGCCGAGATTGACACGCTCAATCGCGCGGTGGCGGCCGGCCTGCTCGACCAGCAGCGGGCGAACCGGATCGGGATGCAGGTCACGCTCGGCTACGAGATCGGCGGCAAGGACGATCCCATCGACGCCATGATGGACAAGATGATCGAAGGCCGCGAGCGCATGGCGCAATATGCGCGTGACAATGAGGACGCGGCGCGTCGCCTCAAGGTGGCTTGGACCGATGCGGCGCAGGGCGTCGTCTCGCAGCTCCAGTATCTGAGCAACAGTGTCCGCCGTCAGCGCCAATGGCACAGATTTGAGGTTGTGATTTAA